GGCTGTTCAGTGTCAACTGAACATTACACGCCCATACTTGTAGCCAGAGACGTATTCGCCGTTCACACGGCTTACGACGCCTCCGGGAGCCGTTCGGTTCATCTCTTTCGAGTCTACAAATACTGGTACTCTTCGGCCCCTTGGTGGGGTACCGTCTGAGACACCATACAGGGCTGATGCGAAAACTACTCCGGGACGGAAGTGTTGCCAGCCGGTTCTCGCGAACGCGACTGGTTTCCACACTCGGAAGTAGCGGATGCTGCGCTGCACTGTCCAGTGCCAGGTTGACTCCTCATCGTGGATGACCAAATCACCAAGGCCTTCAGGTCCTCGGAGTTTTCTGATTTCACGTGGGAGCTGGTCAAGGACACAAAGCCTAGGGAAGCGAGATACGTCAGGGCCGCCACACAAAGTGTGGCGAATCCCAAAACGGCGCAACCCGTTAGCAAGTGCAATGTAGTGATGCGGTTCACAAGGTATTTCCTTCAAATAATGGGGCCTAACGTCCAGCCCCTTGAAGTAGTCCCCACCGCAACTCTCCCTAAACCTGCCCGTGATAAACGTTTTGCGTTTATTCGTGGCGAAGCCTAGAAAGGATAAAGCAGCAATTACATCAGGAGCTGAGGATGTGGGGCAGATAATGTCGTCACCAAAGACTGACACGTCGCCACCGAACCATTCGCCGTTGTAGCAAAAGGCCTCCTTTTGGGAGGCCACTACGATTGCGCGGAAAATGATTGTCTCAAGCTCGAATGTAAACCCGTTGCCCATAGAACTGAACTTCTCTAACATAACCCACTTTCCATCCACTTTCGTGAACTTAGAGCGAATCGCGTTGAGCAAGTTAAACCAGTCCGTTGGGAGCAAAAGTCTTACCAAGACTTCGCATACGGTATCACTCGCGTTGCTAAGGTCGATAGTTGCGTTGCGCCCATTAATCAGGGAAGCAGCGCGCGCCAAGAGTTTGTGGATCTCCTGTATATCGTCCTTTCGCCATCTGCACGTCTTTGCAAGACGTCTCGTCAAGTATTCTCCTACACCAAGTTGGTAAAAGAGGTTTATTGACGGCTCGATGCATATTCCTCGATGTTTCCACGCGTCTTTTTCAACGGTGGTGAATCTGTTTCCTCTCACGAGGAACTCACATCTAGGAGCAAAATCACCGAGTTCAGAACGTTCAGCTTCCTCGCGAGAGGAGAGCACAGTACTACTAGCCGCAAAACGCGCCCAAGCAGTCTGGTCCCAATCTTCCAATAAGAAGAGGGCCGAACGGGTAATTGTGTAATCGTCGGACATTTTGTCTGGCACCGTTATGAGGGCACCAACGTCTGAGAACGTACTTCCTGGACCAAACCGAGGTTCAAGATCAGCGATTTTCGGCGCCTTTCCTAAAATACGTCTAATTTCTTTCCGCGCTCGAGTGATGAACTCTCGCACGCCCTCTCCATAATGACTCGCGTCATCTAGGAGGGGAGTTAAACGTCGGTTGGTTGTAAAGCACTGCCGCTCCGATTGCCAGAATGACTCAACAGCTCGCGCTTCAAGGTCAATACCCAGGTCGAAACCCGGGTACTTCTTGAAGAATGCAGCGATCTGCAAGTCTCCCGAGAGGGAGCGGGGGCATGAATAGCCCGATATGTCGACTTCAATCGTCGTCAAACCAACCCAATCGTCTTTGTCAAGGCACGCTTTCGCGTGCAAGGCGATAGGGCTTCCCACATTCGCGCACAACGCGCTGAATGCTCTCCTGACCGCTCGGTCGAGGGGAGGCTGTGTCATGGATAACTCCTTGTTGACAGACTAAGACGGAATGCTGCAGTGATGCAGCGACACTCTCACTGTTACCCTGGTGCGTAGCCTTCAGTCATCATCTGCTTGATTAGGGCAGAGGCAACGAGGTTGGCATTTTGGGCGACGGCTTCAGTGATCTCCGCCGGCGTCATGTCTTGAGGAATCAGGTGGCTACTCTCGGAAGAGATACCACCAGAGACCACGACATTGCTAAGCGCATCGGTTCGAACCTTGGGCCAGAAGAACGTGGTCCGCATGCGACGTGCCTTGCCGGTTCCGTTGTCTTGGGCCGTAGCCGTAAACGTGGGACGAGCGGCGTTGACAGTGCCAACGGTTTGGTTCTTCCAGACTGCCGGACTCTTGTCTCCTGCGCTGGGGGTTGCGACTGTATAATCAACGTTCGTCACGTTGTCAGCCTTCTTCACGGTGATGTTTGCCATTGCTGGCATAATACTCTCCAGGTGTCGACTAGTTTTATCTTAAAGGACTCTTTTTCAAAAGCCCAACTAGTAATGAAATAGCATTGGCCCCGCGCTGCCATTGAAAGCGCTCATAAGCAAACCGTAACTTCGCTGCCGGCATAGTCAACGTCCTGTCAAAGTACGTTGATTCCACACTGCAGGTTAAATTACCGTATTCGGGGTATGTCAGGGTTCTAATCCCAACATGCTTACTAGTGGTCGATGGTCGTGCGATTTCAAGCCCAATGAAGTCAGTCATTTGCATGATTATCTGACTTGCATTGGAAAACCAATCGATGATGAACGAGAACGGTATTGCTTCATTCACCCACTGAACTGGATTGATAAGACCCAGTTGGTTAGCTAGCCAGAGGTTCGGATTTGCGACCCGAACGTTTGCAGATATGCTAACACTACTTCGAGCAGACAATCGCTCATTGTACCAGGTCTGAGGGCCAGCCCTTTCGGACTTTCCAAAGCCTTTCCCGGTAACACGATGAGACGGACCAAGACGAGTTAAGACGTCCAGACCATTGTAAATGTCTACTACCAGGGGCTTCACGCCGTAAGAATACCACAGCCATCGCCCTGCGAGGTTCTGCGAAACGAGTTTTCCATCTGGCATACGCCATGCTTGGTAGCCCGCTTTCTTTCTTACGCGTTTTCCTCGACGCTTACCATCAATGGTACGTGTCTCACGTGTCTTTGCAGACACCCACTCTGTCGGAGGATGAAATCCCAGGATTTTGGCAGCTTTCCCAAGCTGGCCAGCCTTTACAGCCTTCGCTGCTAAAAGCGATTTGGTTATCGCGCTTGTCACGGCACCCCACGTCTGCCGCATTTCTGCGGTTAGCGTGGCACCGAACGAGCTTGAGTCGCCAAGTTGGTTGACGAACTGGGCTCGCGCCTGATTCGTCGCAGCCGTAGCGTTCTCTTTACTGAACGTACTCCCAGGTAAATCACGGGCCCACCCTTGGAGGCAGCGGTGTTCCGTGTACTGGTAGAGAGTGTCGAGGTTATACGGGGGTGCTTGCTTTGAACCGACTTTGTAGATGTCCCGAAGGACATTGTCAACAAAGCCGACTCCAGAGACAAACATCTTTTGCATCACTTTGACATTACGACTATAACTCACGAGTGGTAGCATCGTAGGACTCCTTGAAAGGAGAGTTCCCACGTTCACCCGCACTTGTATTGCCTTCCGATCTTTCGATGGGAGAACCTCTAAGCGAGATGCTTAGAGCCCTTAGGAAGACACTCTCAGTGATGAGAGAGATAGACCCTCTCCTCCCTTGTATTACTTTGAATAGGGTTAACACGGTTGCAGCCGTGAAGCAATTAGTCTAACGACGTTTTGCCAGTCTACTCTTAGTTCAAAGGTACGAGCGG